CTTCAGCAGACATACCAACTGCACTGGTAAGAAGTCTTTCTATATTAGCACCCTGTCCATCTAACTCAACCATACGGTCAGCAAGATTAACAAAGTCTTTTGAAGCGTCAGAGGTTACGGCATCTACGAATGTCTCGTACCTTTTAAAATCAATAGTCATTAGAATTTCAAAGTAGCAAACTTGTCTTTAATTTTTTTAGTTTCTTCCTCAGTATTATACTCTATATTTTGTCCACTGTCAATGATATCTTGTTGAGCACTCTGTTCTACATCATATAGTTTCATCTTTGCACGGTCAATACCAATTACAAATCTCTTGTTCATGGTTGGATCATTATATCTATTCTTGAGTTGCTTGACCATGATCTGATTTACCTCCTCAAGTTCCTCCGTACTAATAAGAGCGAACATAAGATCAGCAGTGGCAGGGAGACCAAAGGATTCTGACGTATCAGTAAGGTCAACATCACTACTACTAAAACCAGAACGAGTCGTCTGAGTGGCGGAGACGATAGGTACATTAGTTTCCACTGCAAGACCACGGAGCTCTTCAGCAATCGCCTTAATATAGGAATACGAGTTAACATTTGATCCAGCCCTGTAACGTGATGAAGCACATATGTTTAGATAATCTATGAATATAATATCTGGTTTGAATGATTTCTTCAATGCAAGTTCATTCAACAAACCTTTGAAGTGTCCTGAGTGTGCGGCGGCAGTTGGATATTCTTTGATGATAAGATTACCCTGAGTCTTCTCTGACAACTTAGTAACTTTATTCTCAAACATCTGACGAGGTATATCTGTCAGTTGTTGAACAGGAATATTTAGAAGATTAGCATCAATTCTTTCTGCAATCTTTTCCTCAGCCATTTCAAGCGTGATGTATAGTACGTTCTTACCTTCGAGTAGAACACTACTTGCGACATGACACATAAACAAAGATTTACCAACACCAGTGCCAGCGAGAGCAATATTAAGTGTTTTGTTTGGAAGGCCGCCCTTCGTAATCTTATTGAAAAAATCGAGGTCGAATTGAATTCGATCTTCTTTTCTGTGATAGAAGTCAAATCTTTCACTATAGTCTTCTAGGTAATCGTGTCCAACATGGTTATCAAATCCTACTGCGAGTGCATCAGATAAGATGGCAGGGATGGCATCAACACCTTTCTTGATGTCATGTCCATCTGCAATAGAGATACTCTCAACCAGAGCAAGATAGATTGCTCTTTCTTTACACCACTTCTCTGTAGTATCTATAAGCCAATCTTCTGAGGTAGGAGTAGGTTCAATATCATTTAGATAAGTTACTATCTCTTTATAAGTATCATCATTAATATCCTTTCTCTTCTCACACTCGATGCTAAGTATTTCTTTTGTAGGGCACTTATCATATTCAACAATAAATTTAGCACACTCATCAAAGATTATCTTTTCATGCGTCTTATCAAAGTAATCTGGTTTTAAAAAAGGTAATACCTTCCTAGTGTATTCCTCATTCGTAACAAGATTCTGAATGATAGTATTTTCAATAGTTTCCATTAATTATAATGAAGATATGTACTCATGATGTATTTTGGACTTCCTGATTTCACTGGCAATCCACTATGAGGATACTGCCATGTCGGTGGGAACACTAATACTTTACCAGTTTCTGGCTTAATTGTCAATTTATTGTAAGGAAATGTAGTTTCTCCCCCTTTGAAATCATCATTTAGATAGATTAGAAAGGCAAGATATCTCTTTGCACTCTGATGATCTTGAACATCTGTATGAATAAGAAACTGATCATCTGTGCCTGGTTCGTACTTTTTAATTCTTAGTTCTTCAAAGAATATTTTTTCTGGAAACCATTCAGTATACTGTGGTAGAGCTTTCTTATATTCTTTTACTATCTCTAATACTTTATAACAAAGCAACTGTGTGAATTTTTGATATCCCTTTTCATTTAACTCATTCAAATTTACTTGAGAGAACTGAGGTGTAAGAAAATTCTCTATTCTTTCTTTCTCCTTAGAAGATTGATATGTTTCTATGAGAGTTTTACAAACTTCGGGAGTTAACATTGGATAGGTTCTGATGAACTCATCCATAACTAAATTCTTCTCGGGCAATCTCCTCCAACCTCGCCATGACCTCTTGAGTGAAATACTCTTGAGGGTTTGCAAGAATTTGTTTTCCGTAGACTTTTTTGCCGTTGACTTCGTATCTGCCTGCGACATTCTTCCATAGTCCACCAAGTTCTCCTAGTTCTAAGAGTCCGTAGTATCTATCTAAACCACGTTCATCATAGTAAAGTCTGATCTTAACTGTCTTGTTCTCTTTACTTAAACGTGATTTATGAGTCTTTGCCTTGATAATATTTCCAACGACTTCCGTTCCATCTTTTTCTTTAGCTTTAGTGAGATATATGATCGTACTTGCTGCGTACTTGAGGCCGCTGCCTCCACCCATCTCTTTTGTAGGGACGTAAGAACCGATGACATCATAAGTATGATTAGTGACTATGAGTGGAATCTTTGCCTGACCAAGTTTAAGAGTCAACATTCTAAAAGCACCCTTGACAAGTTGAGATTTGGTCATGTCTCTGACTTGTTTATCATCTAGTGCATCTTTGATCTCTTTCTCAGTAGAGAGCATACCAAGAGAATCTAATACAAACATACATGGTTTGCGAGATGATTCTTCTGACTTAAGGTATATATCTACTGCCTTTAATGCTTTTGTTCTAAACTCTTCAATTGTTACCACATTAACAACAACAAGTCTTTCAAGATCGATACCTCTAGATTCCAATAGTCCACGATTAACTGCGGCTTCTGTATCAAAATATAGACAATACCCATCAGGATTATTATCGAGGAAGTTCTTAACCACTGCGAGGGAGAAAAAAGTCTTTCCAGTAGAGCTTTCACCAGCAATAGCAGTAATCTTGTTCCCAGATACACCGCCAAATATAGAGCCTGATACAAGGCCGTTAAAAATGTACGAACCTGTGTCCACATAAGTTTCAATCTGTTCTGCCTCTGAGGCGAGTTGGGTGTACTCATCACCAATCTCTTTTACTATTTCTTTTAAAAAGTCCATACTAATTTAGGTCTTGTTTATATTCTACCATATTCCACAACAAATTACCACTAATTGATATTCTTGGTTCTTCTGTGTTGTAAAACGGATATACTTGATGGTGTAGGTTGGAAGGAAATACCATCATAACTCCCTCCATCTCTGGTTCCATATAGATTGGAAACTCTACTGTGCTTCCTAATATATTTGAATATGTGAATTGAAAATCAGATGCTGCCTTTGAATGAAATGGTAGATTATGTTGGTCTTGATACCTTGTAGGTATCTTCATCCAGATAACAAATGATGTGATGCCCGTGTGAGCATGTTCGGGATTGAACTCGGTTTGATATTGATAGTTGACCCACCAATTCATACTTAACTTTGCTTCAAATTTATCTTTAAGATCTGCGTCAACAGGCGGTGCAAAGTTTTTAGGATCAGTTGATACTATTTTATTTGTCAGAGGCCCTATCACGTTGTTTAAGAAAAAATCATCCTTGTCTATGAGTCCAAGACTACCTGTGATATTACCAGCGAGTCTGTGACTATAATCATTACTGTTATTCACATTGTCTTTCTCAGCCTGTTTGACAGCAGACCAGAGATAATCTATGATGTCATCAGGTAATTTAGTTTTATACAGGGGAATGTTTGGAAATTGCCATGGTTCCCATGCTATTTCACTCATCTCTCTTTGGATAGTAAACTTCTACATAAGATTCACACTTAGGGCAGTGGAGGTTAGTTACGAAACTATACTCCATATCTTCAAAATCGTCAAGATCATGATCGCCACCCCATATCAGTTCTGTGTTGCAGTGCCAACAGTTCATTTCTTGAACACTCCTAACTTCGTTAGGATATAGACTCCTAGTATAGTCCAGAACACAACTTCTAACCCAACATTGTTCATTGATAAACTCCTAAATCTATTTTAACTAGAGTTTCACCTTCATGTTGTACTCTCTGTGGTTGTCCTATCTTGTCTAGGATCTCAGCAGCAATCTTTTTCTTAGTTATGTCATAGGGTATGGGTGCATTTGCTACGCATACTCTGATACATTCCCATTGTTCATCAGTAAAAAAGTTATTATGATACATTAGATACCTACCAGTTTTCTCTGTCTTTCAAAGTAGTTGTGTAGCAACCATGAACTACTGTTCTTCTTATCGGTTCCACCGATACCGAACTCCAGTTCGACCCTCGGATCATCACCAAACTTATCTGTCTCTGGTGTGTTGTCTGATCCACGATCTCCACCATTGGCAAAGACTACCGTTTGTGCGATCTCCAAACATGCAGAGATGGCATTGCAAGCAGAACCATGTTCATCATCTTCTACTGTAATTACTGCATCAACCATGTCTAGATGCCTTATAATTTCGGCGCGTTCCTTCCATGATTGGAAGTACTGTCCTTTCTTTCTAGTCAACCATTCTTCGGTGTTTAATCCTACTACGAGATAATTAGTAAGTTCTCTTGCTTGCTCGAAGTAAGCAATATGGCCACTATGAAGAGGATCGAAACCACCTGTGACTAGAGTAAGTATTCTCTTCTTAGTCATCAAACTCTCCTTTCCGTGCTAAGTATACTTTAACATCATTATACTGCTTTTGTATGCTTTGGGCAAACCAATTGGCAGGATCTCTGCCTTCAAAAACTTTCATTTGTCTATCAGAAAATATGCCATCATCTGTCCAGCATACTATGTAACGTGTCATGAGAAGAATGATTCAAGTGTATTCTTACGTTCGGTCTCCCAACCGATACAATTCAAGATAACTTTAATTGGATCTAGAAAAGCTTTGTCAAACTGTAAATCATAATCAATATGTTTATGTAGGTCTAACTCTTTGGGCAGATCTTGGATATATGATATTACATTTTCATGCATCCAATTTGGTGTTTTAAGATAACAAAATCTAATCTTCTCCCCATTTTGTATAGCAGAATATTTGTGTTCTAGGTTCTTGTTCTTTATATAATGATTGAATAGTAATGCTCCTCTGACATTGATGGGTGTTCCCTTGTTATAGATGTCAGATGTCCCCTTATACTTCTGTAAATTATTAACAGATCTAGGAAATCCAACTTCTTCTGGTGGAAGTTTCTTAAACTCAGATCGACATTTTTCAATATAGTCTATAACCTCATCTTCTGTTCCTGTCATCAATAATTTAAAGGCATCTTTCAACATTGATCTACATGGTGCAGGCGTAGAAGTTTTGATTGCTTCAATACCCATGATCTTAAGTTTTGCCTGTTCATATCTCACTCCCTCACTATCCCATACATTGAGAATATATCTTTTCTTGGCAGTCCATATACCTCTATCGGCAATGTTCTCCCTTTTCATGATCATTTTTTGATCGTAGGCGTTAACGTAGTCTGCCAATTCTTGGTAAGAACTTTCAATATAAGGTTCAAGTTCCATTTCACAGACCTTGTTAAGGAACCCGACAATGCTCTCAGTAGTTTTTTCTCTTCCTTTGTATACAGCATCGACCAAATCACCCATATGCAAATAGATAGAATCAGTATCACTAGCAATAACATAATCTTTACCCTCCGTTTTTAGAATTTTGTTCATCTTTTGATTCATTTTATTCTCTATCCATCGGATTGAGACTTGTCCTGACAGTGTGATTGCTTCTGCGTTTGCTAGTTTGTAATAGCGGAAGTATTGATTACCAATCGCACCATAGGCAGAGTTAAGAGCAATCTTCTTAGACATCTGGACATTGTTACATCTTGCAATTTCTTTTTCGAGTTCTTTTGTAGGTGTCTTTTCATATGATTTCTTCGCCTTGATCATTCTCTTCTTGAAGATGACACGTTCGTTATACATCTTCTCCATGAGTTCTGGTAAAAATCCTTTTACATCTTTACGATACATTGCACCATTGGCACAGACAGCAAAGTCTTTGTATAGTTCAAAGGTATCTTCTTGAGATAACATTCTATTCACACTAGCACTAGGATGTCTCTTGTCTTGTAAAGTCTCAGGTGAAATATTGTACTGCATAATCAAATGCGGATACAGAGAGTTCAAGTCAAAAGAAACTACCCAATCATATCTTCCAGGCTTAGGGTCTTTTACATATGCACCAGCATACTTCTCATCTTTAGAATTACGTTCCTTTTGTGGAATTACAATATTCTTTTTCTTTAGATAATTGTATATAATCGCATCCCATGTGCGAACTTGGAAAGCAACATCACTAAAGTTTATCTTTGCGTCATAGGCACGAGTACAACATAGATCAATTAGTTTTAACTTATCTTCCATACGGTCAACAAGTTCAACGTCAATCACGTTATAGTCTACAAACTTCTGCCAGTTCTTTGTATAGAACTCACGGAAAGTATCATACTCACTGTGATCTAATTTCTTTTGACCTAGTTCCATCATAGCAATATGATCCAATCGGAAACTCTCTTGGTTAGGAGTTGCTGGAGATTTCTTGTATAGGTCTAGATAATCTATTACGGATATGCCTGCAAGATCATATACAATATTAGGTCTACCTTGTATTGTAATTTCATTACGTCTACAGATACCCCAAGGAGACATTCTCTTGGCAAACTTCTCACCCATGAGTCTTTCTATCCTACCCATGAGGTAAGGTATGTCATACATCTCACAGTTCCACCCTGTAATGACCTCAGGCGTGTTCTTTGACCACCAATCTACAAACCTAGTTATCAATCCTTCTTCACTGTGGCAGTCGATATAGATATGATTCTTCTTCTGAGGATTCTTTATGTATGGTCTTGATCCCCAAGTGATAATTCTTTTGGTTGCATAGTCCTGTATTGTGATTAGCAACAACTCTTCTGCAACATTAAAAACATCGGGGAATCCACTTTCTGCAGCAACCTCGATGTCGATAGTAATTAATTTAATTTTGTTTAGATCAAAGTTGATCTCATTCTGAGGATACTCCTCTGAGATATATTGATGAACATATCTCTCATTGCCATATATGTTGAAGTTTTGAACCTGTGAATACTTATCTAAGAACTCTCTACAATCTTTAATTGTGCCTGGTTTGACAGGATCTACTAATTGACCATCAAGGGTTTTCCATTTACTTCTTCTTCTTTTGGAAGGCACAAAAAAAGTAGGGCGAAAATCAACCCTATCTTCAAAATGTTTTCCATTGTCATATCCCCTGACCAACATACTGTTGCCGATCTGGAAAACATTTGTATAAAACTTCATGCTGTAGCTAGTTTCAAATATGAATCCACTAATGATTTGTGTGGTTCAACCAATGTTAATATTTTATCAGAACATATCATAATTTCAACGTCATCCGTCACATTACTTAGATATGGTGACATTTCTTCACCTTCTATCTTATATGGCGATAACATCTTACAGTTGGGATCACCAATATCAAGAGCAGCAACCTCCTCTATTCCAGATATAAGAAGATCACCATTTACTAAAACTAATATCTTAACTTCCTGTTCCATTGATTCTTGCCTCATAAGATTGTTTGACCATTGGTTTTGGTTCTACTATTGAAACAACCCAACTAGGATCAATCGAGATTTTTTTCTCAGCAGACAAAGGCATGTAAGGATAATATTGAACACTGTATTTTGTTTCAGTTTCCTCTTGACCTTCAGTAAGTAATACTGGTTCTTCTATCAACTTACAACAGTAAGGATTCTCAAGAACTACAAAGATGGGTTTATCATTCTCATCTACTAACTCTTTCACATCTGCTATAACTTCTTCGTTAGATTTTAGTAGAACTAATTTGATTGACATTATATGTATAGAAAAAAAGAAGACCATCTGCCCCACTTATCAGTTGCATCTTAGGTCTAAAAAAAGAGGGAGGTTGGGTTCCTGTGTACCAACAAAAGGCGGGCATTTCTACAGTTTAGAAATACACCTTTGCCTACGACCTACTTGGTATGTAGTTCTACTGTTCCCAGCAGCGAGCACCACCTCTGTCGCATCACCTTAACCAGCTATATGCCAGTAAGTTTATTCAGTCACTCCCGATGTGCTGATCAGGCACATTTATATAATGACATAAAAAAGGAGGTTTGTCAACCCCCTGTGTATTATTGAAAGATGATCTTGATGTTACACCACTTGGCGTAATGAATTCCTCGGTAGCAGAGAAGTGCAAACACCTCATCTGGATCGTGGATTTCTGGATCGAACTCTGGAACTAATGGATGTTCCAATGTAAATTTAATGTTAAACATTTCTCTTAACCTCCTGTAACATATTTATGTTCGCAGATCCTGACAAATAAGTATAACTTACTACATCTTAATACTTTCTACATAATATCCCATGTTATATGTCCATTGCCATGGTCATTTGAAACCACTGATGTGTCACTATTTCCTCCATAGTAATCCTTTAAGGCTATATTTCCCGACACCACTAACCTATTGATAGATGGATCTTCTACTTTATCTACACCATGCATTAACCATGATGGCCATGCCATGATATCACCACTCTTTTGATCTGGATATGTTTTACTATCATTATCCCCTAAGAAATAAAAGCATTTCTGTTCGGAACAATTAATGATATGTGTAAATGATATTATTTCTGTGCCACCAAAATGAGAGTGTGGAGTATGGGTATCAGTTTCAGAGTTATACATCTGAACCCATAGATTGTAGTAGTATGTACTTCTTTTAAACATACCTAAGTCTTTCATCATATCATCTATGATACTTTCATAGAAAGGATCTACTATATCAGAGAATGTGGGTAAATTAAAAGAAGTATAAAATTTTTTCTTATCAGTATGCTCTTTCTCTATCCTTTTAAAGATGATAGATCTCAGAGATTCTGGAATAATTTTATTCTGTTTCCATATCATCATAAGAATCAACACCAAGATACACAACATTACCAGCAATCATACACCTACCACTTACTTCCGAGTCTGGAACTTCATGTGATTGATGTCCACCAAAAATTATTAACCTACCCTCCGTAACTTGAATTGAATGATCTTCAACTATGAGTGGCGAACTTCCCTCTGGTGCTTGAAGATAGTAACCGAATGATATGGAATAGGGGAAATGATTATGTAACACTGTGCCTCCCCCTTGATCATAATACATACCCCAATAGTCAGCTACCTTGAATTTTTTAGAAGACTCTGGACTAGTATTGTAAGCCGAATTAGTCCACTTAGAAAAGTCTTTTACTGCCTCTACTAAAATACTTTCTATCCAATCAAACAGTATATGATGTTCTGGTAATTCTCTTTCACTACCTGTGTAAAACCTTGTTTTTAATGCTCCACCCTGTACCCTTATATCTGCCTTGTCGGATATCCATTTTATCAAAGGATCTCCTAATTGTTCTGAAAAAGGACAATCATACACTATAGGTTCAAATGGAGATGTTAAACCTGGCAGATTAGAAAATTTGTATTGAGTAATATCCATAATAAAAAACCCTCCGTTAAGAGGGTTGATCCATCTCGAACTACTATTATTTATAGGTAGTCTTTACGAGCGTGATGTTCTGGTATTACTTTACCTAGTTTGACAACAAGAAGTCCATCTTTAAATGTAACTTCTCGGACTTCTGTATCTTCTGATAGAGTCCATTGTCTTGTGAAGTTTCTCTGAGCTAATCCCTTATGGACGTATTCTGCATTGTCCTTAGTCTCTTTGTTCCCTTCAACTATAAGTCTACCATACTCAGTATAGACATTGATGTCCTTCTTACTGAACCCTGCTAGTGCAATTTCTAGTCTAGACTCAACATTGTTTATGCTGATTAGGTTGTATGGTGGATAGTTCTGTGTTGTATCAAAATTAAAGAATGAGTTTAGGTAATCATCCATACCAATTGAATTCTTCGTGATCTTATCCATAAGATCAGGCAAATTCGCAGCGTGATACTGTGCTAATGTGTTCATAGTTCTCCTTAGTAAGCGAGTTTAATTTGTTGTCCCTTGCGGCGACATTACTATTTAACCATATGACATTAAAAAAGGGGGTCGTATAAACCCCCATCCCATCTTGGTAATAACCGTCAGTCTGCTTTTACGAAAGCACTCGGAGATGTTTGTACTACTTTCTTTTTCTTACCAATATTATACTTAGTCTCAAGAGTCCAGTCACCTTTATCTTTAAATGATAGAACTTTAATTTGATTTAGAGGAGCAACATCAGTTATTAATTCTGAATTGATAATAGTAATCAATCCCCAATCAGATAGGAGTGTAATGATTCTATTACGACGTTGAACGTCATTGATAGAAAGGTTTGCTGACTTTCCATCTAGTGCAAATAGTTCTTTGAAATGAACGATATAATATCTACCTTGCTTATGAAGAATGTGGCATGATTGATATATCTTCTTCTCTTTTCTAGAAGCTACACCAATTCTAGTGAGAGTTTCTCTGACTTTCAAAAAATCATCTGGTTCATTTAAAGTGACCTCGATCATTTGATCTTGTGACCAATCAATCTCAGGTTCTGTAAACCCACTCATGTTGTACCTCCAACGTCAATTTTCGCTTTAATGTAATTCAACTGCTCTTTGGATAATATCTTAAGTGCTTGAATTGCTTTCTCATTACTATAACCATAGTATGATTTGACAACATCAAGGTTCTTGATCTTATCTTTTCGGAGCCACGGAGA